TGCCAAGAACGAATATCTTCAAAAGCAAAATGAGCTTGTTGTAAACAATGCACAACATGAGCTTGAAATTTATATTGAAACTAATAAGTCAAAAATAGATAGCAATAGATTTTTAACTGAACAATTATCGGTTGAAGAAAAAGCTAGACTTGATGCAATTGCTCAAGAGAGATCAGACTATGAAGCTTTAAGATTAGAAAATGGAATCATAAATGAGCAGGCTTACCAAGATGCAATTCGTGGAATTCAAGAAGAAACTCGTATTGCTAAAGAAGAGGCTCAAGCAGAACGTGATCAAGCAGCAGCTGATAAACAAATAATTGATATTGAAAATCAATTGGCCCAAAATCAATTGGACTTTGATAGAGATCTTGCTTTGAAGTTAGAACGATTAGAACTTCAAAAGCAAGCAGAATTAAAAGCAGCTGAAAAATCTGGTGCAGATAAAAATTTAATTCTTAAAAAATATTCTGATGCAGAGGTTGCAATAAAGAATAGTGTAGAGCAATCAAAACTCGCTTTGGCATCACAAGGATTGGCTCAAGCAAAAGGATTGTTTAAAGAAAACACCTTAGCTTATAAAGTATTGGCAATTGCTGAAGCAACAATAAATACATATAAAGCTGCTTCTCTCGCATTATCAACTTATGCTTACCCAGTTGGTGGAATATTTGCGGGACTTGCAATTGCTCAAGGTTTATTAACAGTTAGCAACATTGTTGGAGTGAAATTAGCAAAAGGTGCAATTGATCTTGATGGCCCAGGATCTACAACAAGTGATTCAATTCCAGCACAATTGTCAAGAGGTGAATCAGTCATAAATGCTGAAGCGACAGCTAATAACAAATCATTGTTACAAGCTATTAATTCAAATTCTGGAGTTGACTTTGCAAAACAAACTTTTCCAAGTTCAGTAGCTAATATTTATAATGCACAACCATCACAAACAATAGACTATGATCTGATGGCTGGTAAAATAGCGGACGCAAATAGATCACTTCCTGCGCCAAAGGTTTACACTGCAATAACAGATATTAATTTAGGGCAAAAGAACCTCGCAGAGGTCACCGATGGTGCAAATTTTTAAGCATATATCATGAGTAAAATAAAAGATATTTTAAATGGTTGGGAAAACTACCTAAATGGTGGTGATGATGCATCAAAAGAGGTAGCAAAAACAAGAGCATTGATTTGCAGTACTTGCCCAACTGCCACTTTTGGGCTTCATACTGCAATCCTACCAGACTATTCTTTAGGTGAAATACAAGGAATGTACTGTTCAAAAGAAAAAGGCGGTTGTGGTTGCCCATTATCTACTGCAGTGCGTTCAAAAGATTATAAGTGTATCAAAGGAAAATGGTAAAATATTGAAATTAATTTTCTATATTTGCCCATGCTTTATACAGAAATTAAAAGAAAAATAAAAGACATCAAAGAACTTACGAAACTAGGTTTGATTAATCCAAATTGGATTCGAGATCTTGACGTTTTTGAAAAATATAATTTCTACCTATCTGAAGAAAACACTAAGCAAAACTCTTATAAATTAGCGGGAGATGATTTTGGAATTTCCTGGCAAAGTGTAAAATTGATTGCAAAAAAAATGCTCAGCTCCTAAATGGTTAAAACTTATTAACCATAAAATAGTTTTAATGATTCTATATTTGTTGTATCAATTAAAACAACTTGAGCAATGCAAAAATCATTCTTTAATTCGCTACCAAATTTTAACTCTAACGGCATTAATGTTGATAGAGAAAATAGCATTTTAAAAAATACTTGTATAGCACAATTTGGCTTAAACAAAAACGATAGTTTCTTTGACAAAAGTTTCCTAAATGATCTTGTAAGAGTTGGAAATGAAAGTGACGGAATCAAATCAAGATTTGGACATCCAAATATGTGTTCAACTTCATTTGGTAGCTTTATTGGAAAGTATAAAAACTTTTCAATTGGCGAAACCACTAGTGGTAAGAAATCAGTTTTTGCAGATCTACATCTAGATCCTATTACAAAGAAAACTCAAGTAGAAGGAAAAGGAATTTCAATGTATGATTATATTATGGACATGGCTGAAACCAATCCAGATATGTTCGGGAATTCAATCCATATTTACTCAGAATGCTTTGAACAGGAAATCGATGGTGAAAAACAAGTGCTACATAAGCTTGACAAATTCAAAGCTTGTGATCTTGTAGACGATCCTGCTGCTACTGATTCTTTATTTTCAGCAAATCCAGCAGACTTAGGTGTTATTGTTACACAATTTCTAGATGGAAATCCACAAATCTTTGAAACTATTTCAAAACAACCTGCTATCATTCAAGATTTTTTTGAACGATATGCAAATTATTCTAATCGTAAATCCTTAATTAATTTTAATATGAGCTTCTTAGACAAAATGAAGAAAAAGTTCAGCAATAAAAAAGAAGGTGAAACATTCGATATTGACTTGACGCTTGCGGATGGTTCAATTGTCACTGTTGTCACTGATGCTGAGCAGCCACAAGTTGGCGATCAAGTTACCGATGACGCAGGTTCACCTGTAGAGGATAACGAACATGTTCTACCAGATGGTAGTTCAATTGTAACTGTCGGTGGCGCTATCACTGAGATCAAGGAGGCAGCTCCTGCTGATCCAGCTGGTGAGCCTACTATGGCAGATGTTATGGCTTCAGTTAAACTTTTTGGAACGCAGCTTACTGCATTATCAAAAAACTTTAACACTGCTCAAAAAGGCAATGAAGCAGCATTTGAGTTGTTGCAAGACGAATTTCAAAAATTCGAGAAATCAACAAATTTGAAATTGAAAGGAATCAAATCTACTTATGAAGCTCCTGCAGCTGAAAAAGGAGAAAAAGGAGGTAAAAAAGACGGAGCTTATGATGCTGACAAAGTAGCAGAAGCTAGAAAAAAATTAACTGAAAAAAAATAAGAAACAATGAATTTAGTAGCAGATTTTAAAGCTCTTGCTGATGACAAACAGTACATCAAAGACACTACCGAAATTGTTAGAACTAAATTGTTCCATGAGCCTACTGAAACATTCTTTACGATTGTACCAGGAATCAAAGGTGGCAAACAAGTTGCAGCAATGAAAGGTTTTGAGTACATCACTAAAGCTTCGGCTGGTTGCGGTGGAAACGGAATTTCGCCAGAATTTCCAGCATTCTCACAATTTTGGAATCCAAAATTAGCTGAGGTAAAAATTGAATTATGTTATGCCGATTTTGAAAGTTCATTCATGCAATGGGCATTAAATAACGGGTACCAAAGAAAAGATCTAACAAGTACAGAAATGGCTTTGTTTATTGAATCTTTGGTTATGGACGCAATGGCATTAGACTTACAAAGAATTGCTTTGTTAAGTGATGCAAATATTGCTACGCAAGACATCTTGACTGATCCAGCAACAAAAGCACCATTCTATAACATTATAGAAAAAGGTTTAATTCCAACTTTACAATATTTGAAAACTCTTCCGGAGTTTGCTGATAACTTTGTAACTCTTGAACAGAACACTGGAACTTTGGCAGATCAAATGTTTTTTTCTGCTGAAGCCGCAGTTGAACTTTATGAATCTTTGATTTTAGAATCTTATGATTTTGACGGAGATATGTTGTTATCTTCTAATCGCTTAGCTCTTAGCTACGACAAATTCTTAAGACGTGGTAATGGTTACAACATCCAAGGTAACTTAGACACAACTCAAAAAGGAATCCAAGGAGCAGAAGTTTCTGGTCACCCAGTCGTGTCTGTTAAAAACTACGACCGTTGGAAGAAAAAAGACTTCTTAATTGAAGATGCTAATGGTGATCCTACGATCCACTTGCCACACTTTGCAATGTTCACTAAAAAAGAATTTTTACAAATTGGTGTGGATGACACAGCAGCTTTAGAGAATTTAACTTTGGAGTACATCGGTGGAAAAGACGAAACTTTCTGGATCAAAGGAAACTATATGGTAGACTTCAAAATGGTCAATCCATACGAAATGAAAGTAGCACTTTAGTAAATTGTAAAACCAAAACAATAGGAGCTTAAAAACTCCTATTGTTTTTAAAAAAAATAATAATCATGCCACAACAAACATGTGATGCTAAATTGGCCGGAGAATTCTCTGTACAATGTGGGTACAAATCTAAGCAAGGACTTAGAAAAAAATGGTATTTCAACTGGGCTGATGTTGATCGAGTAGCAACTCAATTAGCAAACAAAGGAACTAAAATCACACTTTTAGTTTTGAAGCAAAGCGCAGTTTTATACCCGGCAAAAGGAAGTTCAAAAACATTAAAAGCAAAACATGCTTTGTCCGTTTTAGACTTCGGAAACGGATATGTTCACACTGACAATTTAACAATCTTGTATCATGGAGAAAACGAACGCGAGAGAATTCAAGAATTGGTTGAAGGTGGTAGAATTGGATCAATCGTAGAAAAAGTAGATACTGGTTTAAATGGTGAGCTAACTTACGAAGTTTTTGGATTTGAGTCAGGAATGACAATCATTGAAGACAACTACGACAGTGCAGCAAATTCAGGAACAGTAACCATTGGAGTTGCAACAGAAAAAGGTGAAGAAGAAGCTACAGGCAAAAAACTTTTCCTTATGGCTGGTGGAGTTCAAGAGACACTAGATTGGATTAATAATAATTCTTTTTAGGTGGCGGAACACCGCCTAACCAAGTCAGTTTAAAAAGTACTGATTGGGGGCAATTGCAGACTTCGTCTGATTGGGAAAATAAATTCATATCAGACGGAGCTTCTTTTGCTACTATTTCAGAATTTTCAAATATTTTAGGTCACACCTCTTTTAACATTGATACAGATGCAACTTATCTTTATTTACAAAGCTTAAACATTTTTGATGTTATAAGTTTCAATATACTAGGATTGCAGTTGTTATATTTGGGCAGTAACCAGATAGTTAATTTTAACCCAACAGTAGCACTTCCATCAGGATTGCAGCAGTTATATTTGG